TTAAAAGCAGTTGTATCATATGCAGATCCAGAACAAGATCATAAAGGTAAAATATATCAAGCTATGAATTGGTATTATATTGGTGAAACATCTAAAGCTAAAGTTTATATTGTGAATGAAAAAGAGGTTCACAGTAAAACAATTTCAGATAGAATAAGATTTAATAAATTAGATAAAAATCACAACTTAGACTATAAAATAACTAAAGGTAAATACAAATATGTTTATTTATTTGATAAGAAGTTATTTAATTTAATAAGAGATAAGATACAAAAATATCCTGCGTGAGCTTTAGAAAGGTTTATTGATACCCTCAATGAATAAGGTGGTGCGATTCCAACCCTCACGCTCCATATTGCAATTATCTTAAAAAAGACATAAAAAGGACAAAATGGCAAGACCAATTAAAAGAGTAGATGTAGAAACTATAAAGAAATTAGCGCAATTGCATTGTACATATCAAGAGATTGCAGAGTTTGTAGGTGTATCAACAAAGACATTACAAAGGAGTTATGTCCACTATATAAAAAAGGGACGAGAGCTGGGCAAAATAAGTTTAAGAAAAGCACAATTCGAAAAAGCTTTAGGTGGTTCAGTTCCAATGATGATATGGCTAGGTAAACAACATTTAGATCAGAAAGATAAGATAGAGCAAACTAATTACAATGAACCATTGCCATTGATTATAGAAGCTAAAGATGTCAAAGAAAAAAGGTAATATATTTGGCAAAGCAGTTCAGTATGAGAAGAAGCACAAAGGTACTTCAATAGGAAGAATCACTAGCAGATCTAAAATAAAAACAATGAATAAATCTAAACGACAAGGCAGATCTAAAAAACAAATGCGATATAGAGGACAAGGAAAATGAAACGATCTAATTTTTATTCAAATGGCGAAATGATTGATTTTAGATTACCACAAGATTTTAGAAAATCTCAAGGTAGAGAAGCATGTGGTAATTGTGGCATGTATTCTAATAGAAGATCCTTTTGTAATATTCACAAAGCTTTTCATGTGAAAGATGTCTATGTTTGCAATCAATGGAGAGAAAGACACTTTCAAAGATAATGGAATTAATTATCTATAATGATGGTACTTATTCGCTAGTCGAAGTTACTAAACAAATGATAGATCACATAAAGATATTAGCAGATGTAGATTGCTTTTCTCTTTGTGATATTATTAGATTAGAGTTCACGGAATATTTAGATTATCCGATTAACCTACATCAGATGAAAGATGGCTCAGGTTATTTTTATGGGTGCATTTGTAGATAATTAGTGCTATTTACTTTGTATGGCAAAATTCAAAGGTAGATCTGTAAAATTAAATAAACCATTTAGAACACCTGGAAGGTCTAAAAAGTTTGGTGTCTATGTAAGAAATACTAAAACGAATCGAGTTCAAGTAGTAAGGTTCGGAGATCCTAACTTATCAATTAAAAAAAATAATCCAACACGACAGAGAATGTTTTTTGCAAGGTTTCGTCCTATATTAGCAAAAGTAAAAGGTCAAAAGTCATTGAGTCCTGCATTTTGGAGTATGAAAGCATGGAGAAAAGGTTTTAGAGTATGAGTAATAAACCTTTAAATATTTCCGAAGAAGCGAAAGTGCAAATGCCATTTAAGACAGTCGCTAGTCTTATAATAATCGTAGCTCTCGGAACAATGGGTTATTTTCAAATGGTTGAAAGATTAAATATTACTGACACTAGATTACAATTAATGGAAAAAGATTTAGAAGAAAATACAGAATTTAGAATCAAATGGCCTAGAGGACAACTAGGTTCATTACCAGCAGACAGCGAGCAGTTTATGATGATTGAGGATCTTTATAAGACTACAGATAAATTAAATAAACATATTGAGAACATGGCATTGAACAAAGTCAATATAGAATTTTTAAGAAAACAAATGGACAAAGTTTTAGAAGATATTGAAAAGTTAAAAGATGCTAATAGAGAAATAAAATATACAAATGGAAATTCACAATGATAGAGTCAGTTATAGCTTTGCTAATGTTTGTAAATGGAGAGATCAAAGAGCATAGAATACAAGAATCAATGGCTATGTGTTTACGAGGTAAGCGTGAAGCAGAACGAAATTATTCTGAATCAGTAACCTATAAATGCTATCGTGGTAAAGCTGAAACAGAAATCTATATGGGAGAAAAGTCTATTAAAGCTTTAATATTAGAATGACAAAAGCAGAGATCGTAAAAAAATTAGGTTTAATTAATAAATTAAAAACAGAACTTAAACATAGAGGTAGTAGTGATCTTGAAGTAAGAATATTAATTTTAGAAAAAGAAATAGATACATTAAAAGCAGTGATTGATTTGAAAGATGTAGAAATTACCACATTAACAAACAATCTAAATAAGATTAAAGAAAATCATAATAAAAAAATTATAGATAAATGGGAAGAAGATATAGCTAATAACACACCACATAAGGATCAATTTGAATGAAATTTATTTTAACTTTTTTAATGTGTTCTATTATAGATGGAAAAACAACATGCCTTTCTCCCTTTCAATCCGAAGTAGAATATGTTGATGCTTATGATTGTATGTTAGATGGATATAATCAATCATATAATAAAATTGTAGAACTAGGCAGAGAAGATGTTAATGAGTATAAGGTTTATATAAAATTTGGATGCCATGAAAATCAGCCTAACAAGACCGCAGTTAGCAGTATCGAAATCAGATAATAGATTTAGAGTTTTAATATCAGGGAGAAGATTTGGAAAAACTTTTTTATGTATTACTGAAATGATGAAATATGCTTGTCAGGTAAATAAAAATATATGGTACGTAGCACCTACGTTTAAGATGGCTAGAGAAATCGTATGGTCTAAATTAAAACAAATGCTACATGATTTTAATTGGATTGATTCTATTAATGAAACAAACCTATCAATAAAAATAAAAAAGACAGGAAGTATTATATCATTAAAAGGTTGTGAAAATTATGATGCTCTTCGTGGAGTAGGATTAGATTTTTTAATATTAGATGAATTTGCAGATATAGAAGAAAAAGCATGGACAGAAGTATTAAGAGCTTCTGTTGCAGATACTCTCGGTCATGTACTAATGTGTGGATCTCCTAAAGGTTATGGTAATTGGTCCTATAGAATGTATTTAAAAGGACAAGGAGAAGATAAAGAATGGAAAAGTTTTCAATATACAACTCTTCAAGGTGGAATGGTTTCTGAAGAAGAATTAGATCAAGCTAAGCAAGATGTAGATATTAGAACTTATAGACAAGAATTTGAAGGGACATTTGAGAATTATGCTGGATCAGTTTATTATAATTTTCACCCTGTAGAAAATGTAAAGCATAGCAATATTGATTGGTCAAAACCTTTACATATCGGATTAGATTTTAACGTAGATCCGATGTCAGCTTCTGTATGTCAAATAGACAAAGATATAATACATTTTAAAGACGAAATAGTTATTTATTCAAGTAATACTGATGAAATGGTCGAAGAAATAAGAAATAGATATGGATCTAAAATTAAAATTTTTGTTTATCCAGATCCAGCATGTCGTCAAAGAAAAACATCTGCTGGAGGAAGAACAGATTTAACAATCTTACAGAATGCAGGATTCAACGTTAAATGTAAATTAAAGCATAGTCCTGTAAGAGACAGAATAAATGCAGTGAACTCAAGATTAAAATCAGCAAATGGTAAAAGACACATATTTATTAATCCATCTTGCAAAATTATAATTAAAGGTTTACAAAGACAGATATATAAGGAAAATACAAATATTCCTGATAAGGAAGAAGGTTTCGACCATATGAACGATAGTATTGGATATTGCATTGAAATAATAAAACCTTTGATAGCAGATTCGAAACCTTTTAAACCAGTAAGATGGACTCATAAATAATTATGGCATATTCAAGAGACGAAGCATTTGATACTCATAAAGATTACAAGGAGAATGTAAATCAATGGGAATTTTTTATACGTTCGTTTAATGGAGGATACGATTACACAATCGGTCAATATCTTAATAGATATAATCTTGAATTAGATAATGAATATAATCAAAGATTAGGTA